CTATAAATTCTATAAATTCTATGTTTTATATACTGTATAGGAAAATAAAGTTACAAGTTACAAATTTTAAGTTTGGAAATTTTAAAAAGTGGTTGGTAATAAAAAATGATAGAAAAGCAAATTGAAAAATATTTAACAAAGAAAATTAAAGAATTAAAAGGTCTGTGTTTAAAATTTGAGTCACCTGGATATACAGGTGTGCCAGATAGGATTATTATTTTAAAAAATAAACCAGTTGCTTTTGTGGAATTGAAAAGACCTGTTGGTGGTAGATATTCGGCAAGACAAAAATTAGTAGAAAGAGATTTTAATATATTAGGTCAAAAAGTTTATAAAGTGAAAAATAAAGAAGAGGTAGATAAGTTAGTAGAGGAGTTGATAAAGTGAGAGATTTTATTCCGCATAAATATCAATTAACGGCAATTAATCATGTGATCAATGTTCCTAAATGTGGATTATTTCTTGATATGGGATTAGGAAAAACAGTATCAACCTTAACCGCGATTAAAGAATTGAAATACAATAGATTTCAAGTTAATAAAGTGTTGATTATAGCGCCCAAAAAAGTGGCCGAGGGGACTTGGTCGAAAGAAAAAGATAAGTGGAATCATACAAAAGATTTTAGAGTTAGCCTGGTTTTGGGAAGTCAGCAAAAGAGGATTAAGGCACTTAGCGTAAATGCAGATTTATATATCATTAATCGTGAAAATATTCCATGGTTAGTTGATTATCTTAGAAATGATTGGTATTTTGACACAGTTATAATCGATGAAAGTAGCAGCTTTAAAAATAGTCAAAGTAAGAGATTTAAAGCCTTGAAAATGGTGCTGCCTAAGATTAATAGGTTGATTGAGTTAACAGGAACTCCAAGCCCTAATGGAGTGGAGGACTTGTGGGCCCAAATATATTTACTTGATCAAGGTGAAAGATTAGAGAAATTTATCACTCATTTTAGAAATAGATATATGGAGCCTAATAACAGGAATAGGAGTCAAATTTTTGACTATAAAGTTAAAGAAGGAGTCTACGATCATATCATTAATAAGATTTCAGATATTTGCATAAGCATGAAATCAGAGGATTATTTAGAACTTCCAGATTTATCTTATAATGAGATTCCAGTTGTGTTAAATGATAAAGCTAGAAAAGACTATGACAAAATGGAACGTGATTTTGTCCTGGAGATTGAAGATGCAGCAGAAGAAATAACAGCAGTCAATGCAGCAGCCTTATCTAATAAGCTATTACAAATAAGTAATGGGGCGGTCTATGATAGTTCAGGAGTTTATACAGAAGTTCACGATGCAAAAATTGATTCATTTCTTGAGTTAGTAGAAAGTTTGCAAGGGCGAAGTCTTTTAGTATTTTACAACTTTCAACATGATAAAGAACGAATTAAGAAAGCATTAGAAAAAAGTAATTTAGTAGTTCGAGAACTTAAGACAGTTCAAGATGAGGATGATTGGAACGCAAGAAAGATTGACATCCTATTAACTCACCCGGCAAGCGCAGCATATGGACTTAACTTACAAGAAGGCGGAAATCATGTGTGTTGGTTCGGTTTGACGTGGAATTTAGAACACTATCAGCAAGCTAATAAGCGACTACATAGACAAGGCCAAAAAGAAAAAGTAATAATCCATCACTTAGTTACTCAAGGAACGAGAGATGAAGATGTGATGCGAGCATTAGACAGCAAAGCAGATGTGCAAGAAGAGATTATGCAAAGCTTGAAAGCGCGAATTAAGAAAGTTAAAGAGGGGGTTAATAAATGAAAGATCCATTAATGGTAATTCCGTTTGTTTTTGTTACGATAGGGCTTATATTTGGAGCCATTCTCGGAACAGGTTTTTCTGTGAATGAAATCTTAAAATTGGAAGAGGAAAACTCAGAACTAAGAACGCAAAACGAAAGGTTACAAAAAATAGTAAAAGAACTGGATAGAGAACAAGCAGAACGAACAAAGAAAACAGCAGAGAAAAATGGAGTATGAGGGTAAGGAATGAATTTTTTAGACCTGTTCGCAGGGATAGGTGGATTTCGTTTAGGAATGGAACGAGCAGGACACAAATGCATTGGATATTGTGAAATAGATAAATTTGCAAGAATGAGCTATCAAGCTATTCATGATACAAAAGGAGAAATAGATTATAAAGATATTACAGAGGTGACGAATGAAGAATTTAGGAAACTCAAGGGAACAGTTGACGTTATTTGCGGAGGATTTCCCTGTCAAGCTTTTTCCATTGCAGGAAAGCAATTGGGTTTTAAGGATGCTAGAGGAACTTTATTCTATGAAATTGCTAGAGCTGCCAAAGAAATCAAACCACGTTATTTATTCCTTGAGAACGTCAGAAATTTATTATCACACGACAAAGGAAAAACATTTGCTGCAATGCTTACCATCTTGGATGAATTGGGGTATGATGCAGAATGGCAAGTGCTTAACAGCAAAAATTTCGGAGTGCCACAGAATAGGGAACGAGTGTTCATTGTTGGACATCTTAGAGGAGAATGTACCTCAAGAGTATTTCCTATCCAGGGAGAAAATAAAGAATCTGATCGCGAACCAAAAATAAAAATATTAGGGAACGTTAAAAACCCTAATTGCAGAAGTAAGGGTACTAGAAGTTTAGTACACGATAAAAATGGCATAGTAGAAGCGTTGACAGCAACCGATTATAAAGAACCTAAAAAAGTAGCTATTAATTTTCCTAAGATTTTGCAAATAGGAAGAGGATTTAACAAAGGCGGAGTACACAATATAGCACCAACAATAACTAAAAATAGTTACCAAGAAAATAATTTTTTAAGTATAAAAGAAGCAACTAAACAAGGATATGCTATTGCAAATATTGGAGATAGTATCAACCTATCTCATCCTAATTCTAAGACTAGAAGAGGAAGAGTAGGTAAGAATATAGCAAACACTCTATTGACAAGTGATGAACAAGGAGTGGTGTTGTCAGATTACAAGATCAGAAAACTTACACCTAGAGAGTGTTGGAGATTACAAGGATTTCCAGATTGGGCGTTTGATAAAGCACAAAAGGTAAATAGCAATAGTCAATTATACAAACAAGCTGGAAATAGCGTAACAGTAAATGTGATTGAGGAAATAGCGAAAAAATTGAAATAGGAGGATAAAAAAATGTTACAACCAAAAATTTATGTAAAAGATAAAAATAAAGTCTATGATACCCAAGTTATTGACTACAAACACAAGCTAGTTATTTTTTTTGATAACGAGACTCAATGTACGTATACTAGATTGTTTAATGAAATTGAGTTCATGGAGAATACAGGACTAAAAGATAAGCATGGCGACTATGTATATGTTGGTAGTATATTGACTGATGAAGGGATATTAGGAGATGACTACTGGGATTATGCAACAATAGAAAAAGATATTAACGAGGGGTATTGCATTTCATGGGAAAACAATGAATTTAGTGAAAGTTTGGACGAGTGTTCAGCTTACTCTGTAGTCGGCAACATATACGAACATAAGGAGTTGTTAAAAAATGAGTAAGACTAAATTTTATACATCTGAGGATCAAGTTTATTTTGAGATGGAGGAAAAACAACCAATGAACAAAGAACAAAAAATACAAGAGTTAAGCAATAAAATAGAAAAGTCTCGAGCGGAGATTGATGAGCTAAAGCAAGAGTTAGAGAAGTTACAGAAGAAACCTTATGAGATAAGTTATCCGAATGATGGAGAAAAGATATATTATATTAGTCATTATTTTGGACAAGTAAAAGAATGGGGCTTTAATATAAGTAATGAAGCTGATAAATATTTATATGACATAGGTCTATATTTCGACACTAAAGAAGAAGCCGAGCAGTTCAAACGTGAGCGAGCATTAATTAAAAAAATAAAATGTTGGGCGAAAGAACAACAGGGGGATTGGAAGCCTGATTGGAGTAATACAAATCAACCTAAATATTGTGTTGGTGTAGACCGTTTTATCAAAGAAATAATTTGCGAATGTTGTTGGGGATACGATAAACTCTCTAAACTACCTTGTTTCAAATCAAGTAAAATAGCTCAAGCCTGTATTGATGAGTTTGGAGTTGAAATTTTGGAGGTGTTTTGTTAGATGAAAATTGAGGATTTAAAAGAAGTTACTATTTTATCACAATATATTAATGGGATAGATGATTTTATTGATATGTACGATAATTCAAAATCTATTGAGATAGGAAATGGGGCGTTTCTCCTGGGCATAAAAAAGGCCAAGAACATGAAATAATAAGTTCGTTACAAAAGATTAAAAGTAATTTGATTGAACAACTAAAAGAGTTAGGAGTAGAAGTATGATTGTAGATTATGAAAAGGTAGGAAAAAATGAATAGAGAATATACGATAGATAACGCAAAATTTTTTTTAAAGAACTATAAAAACATACAAATGGAATGCAACGATTTTTTATTAAACGCATATCAACCAGGAGATAAGAACGAGATTAGCACTCAAAAGACAGGTAGGGAAAATGAGAGAAACATCATTAAGAAATTAGATAACAAGGTATATCAAGAAAATAGACGAGTTTTGAAATGTATTGAGAAATTTCTAAAATCTCTAGATCCCGAGAGTTACAGATTGATTTATGCCAAGTATTTTAATCGAATGAAAATCTATGATATATCCAACAAATATCACATGGATATTTCTACAGTTAAAAGGAAATTAAGGAAGTCTATTGACAATTTGGTAAAAATTTTAAATAATTTCTAATAATGTTGAGCCCAATGAGCCTTTTTTATGTGTTAAAATGATAGTGTGGGAATTTTAGGTGAGGTAAATTTTTCATAGATTTTCCTTTAATAATTTTTTATTTTTAGATATACGAACGCAAGCAGTAAAATAGTTAAACCTTACCTAAGTTCCATAATAACCTATCATATTTTTTAAAGACAGTCGAGAGATTGTCTTTTTATTTTGTCAAGAAAGGTGGTGGAAAGTTGGCAAAATTATCAACTAAACAAAAAGACTTTGCTGATGAGTACATCGCAAGCGGAAATGCAATGCAATCAGCTATTGAAGCAGGGTATAGCTTTAATTATGCCAAATCTCAAAGTCACAAATTGTTGGAAAATGTAGGAATAAAATCTTACATAGACGAACGACTCAAAGAGATAGAATCGGCAAAAACAGCAACGCAACAAGAAGTGCTTGAATATTTGACCTCGGTAATGAGAGGAGAGCATAAAGAACAAACGTTAATAGGGGCTGGTCAAGGTTTCCAAGAAAAGACCTATATTGATGTAAGTGCCAAAGACAGATTAAAGGCTGCCGACTTGCTTAACAAAATTCATCAGGCTAGAGAGAGTGATCAGACAAATACTACTGATTCTAGTATTACCATAAACTTTACTGGAGTAACAAGAAATGAAAGTTGATGTAAGTGTAAACCAACATTTCATAGATTACATTCAAGACTGGGAACATTACTACTATATTGTAGTTGGTGGATATGGAAGTAGCAAGTCTTACAATACAGCGATTAAGTTGGTTACTAAAGCGATACAAGAGCCTAAAAGAAAGATATTAGTAGTTAGGCAAGTTTACGACACAATAAGATATAGTTGTTATGATTTGCTTTTAGAAGTTTGCGGAAGTTTAGGTTTAAAAAAAGATAAGCACTACACAACGAGATTATCTCCGTTAAATATTAAGTTTGCTAATGGAAGTGAAATAATCTTTAAAGGTTGCGACAATTCTGAAAAACTAAAATCTATAAACGCCGTGTCAATTATTTGGGTAGAGGAATGTTCTGAAGTCAACTATGGAAGTATTAAAGAATTAATAGGACGTTTAAGGCATCCTAAACACTCAAACCATATCATTTACACAAGTAACCCAGTAAGCAAGTCTAACTGGATATACAAGCATTTCTTTATTGACAAAGACCCGCAAACGTTGAAGCCTGTAATTAAACTGAATGATGTAGAGTTGTACGAAAAGAGAACTATCAAGATTGGCAATAAGTATTATCACCACAGCGTGTGCTACGACAATGCTTTTTCTCCTGCGACTTATATCGAACAGTTAGAGGCTATGAAAGACTACGATATTGACTTATATCGTGTAGCGTTGTTAGGTAAGTTTGGAACTAACGGTAAAAAAGTATTTCCGCAAGCTAAAATCATGCAAGCAGAAGAAATGGCAGAGTGTATTCAACAGATTAAGACACCTAAATATTTCAATGGTTTAGACTTTGGATTTGTTACGTCTTATAACGCACTGGTAAGAATGGTAGTAGACCACGACAAGAAAGAATTGTACATCTATTCAGAATACTATACGAGAGATAAGACAGATGAAGAAATTTCAAAGGATATAGAACATCTGAAGAAAGAACTTATCAAGGCGGACTGTGCAGAGCCAAAAGCGATACGATACTACAAACAACAAGGATTTAACATGAAAGCCTGTAGGAAGTTTAAAGGTAGTAGAAATACTTATACAAAGAAAGTTAAACGTTTTAGAAATATATACATATCTAATGAGTGTCAAAACACGATAAGGGAATTAATGGACTTAACTTTTAAAGTCGATAAGGACGGGGAAATAATAGAAGATGAATTTAATATTGATCCGCATACATTATCGGCTATTTGGTACGGTTTAGATAATTATGAAGTTACAGACCTTAAGAACAATTTCAATGTAGGAGGTATGAAGTTTTAACATGGGACTATGGCAGAAAAGGAGGCTATTAATGAGTTTTTTATTTGGTAGTGATGAAACTACCCTAGATACTAACAAGATTAAATATTATATTAACGAATTTAAGAAAAGCAATAAATATAAATGGATGCACTTAGGTCAGAAATACTATGATGTAGACCATGATTATTTAGAAATTAAGACAAATTATAAAGACCAAAACAAAGCAGATAATAGACTAATTCATGCAACCTACAAAAACATCATTGATGAAAAGGTTGCTTTTTCATTTAGTAAAGACGCTACAATAAAAGGTCAAGATACGGAGTATATCGAACGTATTACTGAGTTATTAGGAAAAGATTTCCAAAATAAATTAGAGATGTTAGCTTACGAGGCTTCAAACAAAGGGATTGCATGGTTGCACCCTTACGTTGACGAGCAGAACAATTTCAAACTAATGGTAATACCGTCAGAACAATGTATCCCTATTTGGGAGGACGCAACACACGAAAAGTTAAATTCATTTATTAGAGTGTATCCCGAAAAGATATGGACTTTTAACGAGATGAAAACTTTTGAACATATCGAAGCGTGGACTAATGACGGGAAGATAACTCACTACAGAATGGACAGTAGCAACAGCGAAATAATGCTGTTAGGTGATGTTAATTATCCTTTAAGAATAGATAATCAACCTTATTACTGGGCAAGCGGATTGCCATTTATACCGTTCAAGAATAACTACAGAGAGTTATGCGACTTGAAATTTATTAAGTCTTTAATCGATAACTACGACTTAACACGTTCTGAAGCCGCTAACTATATTCAAGAAGTTAAGAATATAATCTACGTTCTAAAAGGTTATAGCGGAGATAATGAAAATTATATCAAATTAAGAAAAATGATAAATGAAGAACGTATTATCACGTTAGATGCTGACGAGGGGGATTATAAGTCAGATGTGGACGCTTTAACGCCTGAAATGGATATAACAGCAATTAAAGACCATTCAGAGCAGTTAAAACGAGATATTCAAGAATATTCACAATCAGTTAATAAGGATATTGACAAGTTCGGCCATGCTCCTAGTGGTGTAGCACTTAAATTCTTATTTAGTGGTTTGGAATTAAAATCAGATAAGTTTGAACAAGAGTTTTCTAAAGGCTTTGACAAGTTACTAATGTTTGTCAATGACTTCTTAAATATTTCTATTGACCCCGAAGTTGAAATTATTTTCTCACACGATATGGCTACAAACGAAACTGAAATTATAGAAAATTGCTTAAAATCTAAAGGACTTATTTCAGATGAAACTATCATAGCCAATCATCCGTGGGTAACTAACTACCAACAGGAAAAAGAAAAGCTAGATGTTCAGAATGAAGCGGAAATTGACAATATTCAACAAAGAATAACAAGGAAAATAGAAGATGAAGACGGAAAAGCTTAGTTATTTTGAAAAACGTGTAGCGAATAATCAGTGGCAAGTGTTCAATGAAGCCGAAGAAACGTACGCTGAAATAATAGAAATCTATGACCGAGTAACAAGAAATATAGTAGATGAATTGTTAGCACTAAGTGAAGAAATAGAACTTAAAGGCTTAACGAGAAGTAGGGCTTACCAACTTAAACATTTAAGACAGTTGGAGGAGTACTACATTGAAGAGTTAGCGAAGTTAGGACAGGTAGTGGAAAAGACTTACACAGAAACGTTAGAAAATGCTATTAACTCTACTATTATCAACACTTCAACAGAGTTAGGAATTAAGCTAACAAATGACGCTAACGTTGTTAAAAAGTTGATGAAGTCTAAATACAAAGGCGTTACATTTAGAGGACGACTAGGAAATAACAACGCTAAATTAATCAAAGAATTGTCAGATATATTAGAGCGCGGATTAACAACTGGTAAGAGCATTACTCAAATGACATTACAGTTAAGAAACCGTATGAACTCTAATTTAAACGACACAATGAGGTTAGTTAGAACGGAAACAATGCACCATTTAAACGATATTAAGTTGCAAAACTACAAAAAAAGCAAGGTAGTTAAGCAACTGAAAGATGTTGTAACGCTTGACGATAGAACAAGTGAACAATGTGCAGTGTGCGACGGCAATATATACGACGTTGACAAAGCACCTACATTGCCTAGACACCCTAACTGTAGGTGTGTTTTAGTGCCTTATTTTGAAGAAGATAAAATTTAGTCCTTAGTAAGACGTTAAAAGACTAAATACGTAAGCAAAAACGACACTTAGCAGACTCTAGCGTGGACTTGACCACGTAAAAAAATGTAAAGGAGAAAAAACAAAATGAAAAGAAAATTTCTAGTTGATTTAGGTTTAGAAGCAGATGTGATTGACAAGATTATGGCGGAATACGGTATCTCAATCAACGCCATTCAATCTATTAGTGAAACACATGAAGATACTATCAAAGACCTACAAGAAAAACTTGAGAAATTCAAGGGGGTTGATATAGATAACCTTAACTCACAAATAGCTAATTTAACAAAAGAAAAAGAAAATATTGTTATTAACAACGCTATTGAAACGGCATTAAACGGAGTTAAGCACAAAGAATTGTTAAAAGGTCAATTCGATTTATCAAAAATTAAATTAGATAAAGACGGAAACGTTAAAGGAATTGACGAACAATTAACAACTATCAAAGAAAATTACAAAGATTTCTTTGAACAAGGGCAAACAGGACAAGCACAAAGTGGATATATCCCAGCTAATCCCGAGCCCCCAAAACAAGTTGACACATACGACAACTTGATTAATAACGCAACAAACATGACAGCAGAACAAATCGCTGAAGCATTTAACAAAATTTAGGAGGATAACAAATGGCAGTAACAAATTTTAAACCAACACTTTGGGAAGGAGCTTTATTATCACAATTTCACAGCGTATCAATCGCTGATGCAATGGTAACAAAGCCGACAGATATTCAAGGTGAAAAAGTAATTTTTAACAAAATTAAAAAAGGAGTAATTAAAGACTACGCTGGGACGGTAGCATGGGACGAAGTGGACACTGAACAAGTTGAAATGACTTTCCCTAAACAAAAATACTTTGCTATTAAAGTAGATGATGTTGACAGAGTGCAACAAAAGAAAGATACGCTTAAACCTATTGCTGATGAACACGGAATGGTATTAGCAGAAACTTACGACGCTGATTTATTCACAACATTAACTGGAACAACAACAGCAACGACTATTGGAAGTAAAACAGCGCAAAAAGATATTCACGCTAAAAACGTGTATGATTTCATTGTTGACTTAGGAACAGAGTTAAGCAAGAAGAAAGTACCAAAAGCAGAACGTTTTGTAACAGTATCAGCTGAAATTTTAGGTCTATTATCAAAAGACCCACGCTTTACTAACAATCCTGTTATTTTAGCAAACGGATTTGTAGAGGGACAAAAAATCAACGGTCTACAAGTAATGACTTCTGAAGAATTACCTAAAAATCAAGTTGTAGCACATCACAAATCAGCAGTAGGTGGAGCAAAACAAATTGACAAGACTGAAGCTATGCGTTTAGAAAATGCTTTTGCTGATGGTGTGCGTGGTCTAATGAAATACGGATTTAAAGTATTAAGAGATGACGCAATCGCTATCTTACACTACAAAGTTGTAGAAACTCCGCTAGGTAAGTAATATGAAACAAGAGATTTTAGAGGAATTAGCAAAAAGACCTGGGGTAGCGTCTGAAATAGTGGAATCTCTATACGAGGACGCTATCCAAGATATACAAGAGTTTTGTAATTTAAAAGAAGTTAATCAAAAGCATAAAAGCACTATTAAAGATTTAATCATGTTCAGATACAACACACTGGGAACCGAGGGGATAAAATCTGAAAGCTATCCTAGTGTGTCTTACACTTACGAAAGAGATATACCAGCACGCATTAAGACTAAATTAAGGTCGTTTAGGAGGCTTAGTTATGAGCTTAATGACTAACTTTAAGCAAGCAACTTTAATGACCTTTAAAAGCGTTCCTACTCCCTCAGGGGCTACTAAAAAAACGTGGCAAGAGGAGAAACCAATTAAAATTGCAATTCATAAAGTAGACGAGTTCTACAACCCCCAAGGCTTCAAACATTCCGAAGTAACACATATTGGTTTAACGTTTGAGAAAGATATACAAGCTAGAAAAAATCGTATATTAATTAATAACGTACAATATGAAATTCTGAACGTTGACAACTCCCACAGACTAACTCACTTAACTTTGAAAGAATATATCAATGAACAATAGCGAATTTGAAAGAGGAATGCGAGAAGCTACAGGCAAATTAATTGCAATACAGCAGGAAAGAATGGAGAAAGCTACAAAATTTCTTGAGGGTAAAGCGACAGAAAACGCCCCGTCAGATACAGGGAAATTAAGGGCAAGTATGATGAGCAGAACTCAATTAAAATCTGATGAAATATACGGTATAGTTGGAAATACCTCATCATACGCCCCTTACGTACATCAAGGTACTGGACAGTATTCAGTAACGGGTAACGGGCGTAAAACACCGTGGCGATACAAACTTATTGACGGTAGCTGGAGAACAACAAAAGGTCAAAAGCCTCAACCATTCTTAAAAGACGCTAAAGAAAAGAATTTAGGCTCAATAATGCGAATGTTAGGAGGTAAGTAAACATGATTTCACATATAGTTAAGAAAATGCTTGATGAAGTTACAGGGCTTACTTTTCAACCTATTCACAGCGATAAAGCGTGGTATAGTTTAACTCCTATACAACGTGACTATATCAATATTGATACGTTGGAAGTAAGAATAGTAACAGATGATTTTGACGAATTAGAAAATTACAGAACGAAAGTAGAAAGTTTAATCAACAAACAACATGAGAGTAACCACTTAAAAGACGGTTACTCTCTACGATTTTCTGTAAGCGGCGGAGGTATATTGCCGTTACAAGACTTTGAATTGTACGACAGCACACAATACTTACAGATTACATGGTTCAAGAAAGAGAGGTAAATAAATGGCAAAGAAAATTGATGAAATAATCTTAGGTGCTGGGGAACTGTATTTACTATCAGCAACTAGCGGAGAAATTCCAGCAGATAATGTTATTGAAACTGAAGATAACAACGTTGGTCATTGTTCGGGCGGTGCTAGTTTAGAATACAAGCCTGAAAGCTATGACGTTAAAAATCAATACAATAGAACAGTTAAACGTTTTATTAAAGGTGAAGAAATTAGTTTTAAAACTGGTGTATTAACATGGGATTTAGGACTTTTAACTAAATTATCTACAGCAAAATTAACAGAGGATACAGTTAAGAAAACAAGAACATTAACTTTTGGAGCTGGCGGAAGTTTAGCAACTAACATTGTACGCTTTGTACATACAAAAGAAAATGGTAAGAAAATCCGTGTAACACTTATCGGACAAGCTGGGAACGGATTTTCTATTGAGTTTAACTCGGAAAAAGAAACAACTATTGACGCTGAATTTACAGCAGTTGAGAAGAAAAAAGGCTTCTTAGCAGAAATTCAAGAAGAACAAGAATAATACAATAATAAAAGAATAATAAAAGAAAGAGGAGTGTAACAAATGTTAAATGATATCCTAAATAGAAGAATAGAGGTCGATTGGAAAAACGGCAAAAAATTGCAAATTAAAGAACTTACTTTCAAAGATTGGAAAGAAATGATAGAGATTGAGAAAATCGAAGATCCTGTGAAAGAGGTAGAGGAAAGAGTTAAATTTGTTGCAAAATGCCTCGACCGAAATTTAGAAGGAATAAGAATCAAGGTCAAAGACTTAGAGGACGTTAACGTTTCATATATCAACGCTATATGGACGCTATTATTAATTCAAATGAATTCAATCGCTAATGACCCAAACTAAAAATCCCACTTCCAGACGACCCTGTGGTAAGGGAAGCAATATTTGAAAAATATTTTGCTACGGAAGAGTGGGAAATTAACCTTGATAAGAGAACTGCGGAACTTAAAAGAATGTCAGATTATTGCGGTTTAAATTTCCTAGAAATAGAAGATTTACCGCTGTACACTTATTTACAAATTAGGCGTGATAGCTGGTTAGACAGCATGCAAAAAACAGAAGAAGCAAAAGAGGTACTAAAGAATATAATCCGACTAGGAAGAAAAGACGCAGACAAGAACTTAAAGAGGGGCTAGTAATTAGTCCCTCTTATTTTTTTAGGAAAGGAGGAGAAATATGACAGTAGGCAGTATTGGTTTACCCCCGTTATATACGGAAATGAGGGTAAAACTAGATACTTTTAAAAGCGAAATGAACAAGGCTACAGCGTTCGCTACAGCTAAAGCTAGTGAAATAACTAGACACATGCAAAGAGCGAATAAAGTAGCTGACAGTATGGTTAGTTTTGGTAAAAAAGCGACTTTAGGAGTTACTTTGCCAATAGCGGCTGCTAGTGCAGGAGTGTTTAAGTTTGCTAAAGACTATGAAAGTGCCTTTGCTGGAGTGCGTAAGACTACAGACGCAACCGAAGCAGAATACCAAAAATTAAGTAAAGGTATTCGTCAGATGTCTAAAGAAATGCCAGCTAGTGCCGTGAGTATCGCACAAGTGGCAGAAGCGGCTGGACAGTTGGGAATTAAAAAAGAAGATATTCTTAAATTTTCAAAAACAATGGTTGACTTAGGAGTTGCAACTAACTTAACAGCAACTGAGGCGGCTACATCATTGGCACGTTTTAGCAACATCATGGGAACAAGTGCCGACAATGTTGACCGTTTAGGCTCTACTATTGTTCACTTAGGAAACAATACAGCGACAACAGAACGCGAAATTGTTGAAATGGGAATGAGATTAGCTGGGGCTGGTAAGCAAGTAGGATTAACTGAAGCACAAGTGTTAGGATTAGCAGCCGCTATGAGTTCGGTTGGTATAGAAGCCGAAATGGGCGGTAGTGCCATGAGTAAGCTTTTAATTAAGATGAAATTGGCAGTAACACAAGGCGGAAAAGCACTAGAGGAGTTTGCAAGCGCAAGCGGAGTAAGTGCTTCTAAATTTAAACAAGCGTTTGAACAAGACGCCTCACAAGCATTATTAATGTTCTTAAAAGGTTTGAAGAATGCTTCAGCACAAGGTAAGTCAGCTATTGAAATTCTTGATGAAATGGATATTTCTGAAGTACGTTTGAGAGATACTATCTTGAGGGCGGCTGAATCAAATGAGAAATTCGGAGAAACATTAAATATCGCTAATCAAGGTTGGCGTGAAAATACAGCCTTACAAAAAGAAGCACAACAAAGATATAAGACTACAGAAAGCCAGTTGCAAATAGCGAAAAATAAACTTATTGATATTGCTATTACTTTAGGTACTAACTTCTTACCAAAAGTCAATCAAGTACTAAATGTAGTTGGCGAGTTTGCTGATACATTAAACAACATGAGTCCTACAATGCAAAGTGTGGTTGGTTGGACGGCTCTTGCAGCTGCTTCAATAGGACCACTAACTTTTGGTGTAGGTAAAGCAATTAAGGCGTTTGTACTGTTCAAAAGCGGTATAGGTGCGGTATCAACATTTGTTGGTAAAGTGTTCAAAAAAGATATTTCAAGTATTGGCACTCAATCAACCAAGAGCGCAACAGAGTTTGGAAGAAGTGCTAATTTAATTGTCAAAGCTAGTGATAGTATTAAGCTATCAATGTCACAAATGGGTAGCACTTATCAAACGCAGTCAAATTCTATCAGCAGAAATAGTGATGTTATTATTGCAAAACTGAAAGCTATTCAAGTTGAGGCGAGAAACACAGCGACAGCACTTCATGGTGTTCAAATGAACAACACAGGCGGAAATGTTAAGACTTCAAACAAAAAGACTAGAAAAGAGTTTGATGGCAGAGGAATTGATATATACACGACCAAAACCAAACAACTAGGAGAAACAGCTAGCAATACTGGTAAGAAAGTTAAAGGTTTAGGAAATACAACAACAGTTGTAAGTAACACAGTTAAAGCTAATTCCTCAAAAGTAGCAACCGCAACTACAACAGTAGCGAAAAGTGGTTCAAGACTTGCAAGTATAATGTCAAAAGGGACAACAGCCTTACGAACAATAGGAAGAAGTGCATTAACCGCTACACCGTTGCTATTAGACTTAGGTTTAGGTTTAGGCGGAACGGCAACAGCAGTAGCAAGCATGGGCGGAAGTTTATTAGCAGGTGCAGGAGCGTTAGGAAGCCTTGCTGTTGCAACGGCACCAGTCGTTGCTGGAGTTGGAGCAGTAGCTGGAGTTGGATATGCAGTGTATAAAGCATTCACGCAAAGTGCAGTACCTGCCGTTGACCTCTATAAGTCTAAAACGGAAACCGTCTTTAATGAAGCTACTGGGCGTATGGAACGCCATACAACCAAAATTAGCGAAGAAACGAAGAAACAATACCAACATTTTTACGATATGTCAAATAACATAAGACAAGCTTCAGAGGGAATGTATGTAGGTTTATACAAAAACGCTAATGAAGGACACCAAGCAATTCTTAAAGCAGTAGAACAGTACAAAGTTGATTATGTTGCTAAAGTGAATCAAAAGAAAGATGAAACAATAGCAAAATTCAACGAATTATACGGAAATTCTACTCATTTAAGTGCTGAAATGAAAGCTAAAATCATTCAAGATGCTCAAGAAACAGCTGACAAAACTATTAAATCAGCAGAAACAAGACTTACAGAAATAACTAGACTTTCTGAAGAATTAAAAAACGCAAGTGGAACTAAAGCAGAAGAGTTGAAACGCCGAATAATTCAATTAACTGATGAACAAGACGCTGAAACAATAAGAATTGTGGCTAAAAATAAAGCTGAACAAGAAATGCTATTTAACAACTTGTATAGCAATGTTGACAATATAACCGCTAAACACGTTTCAGATATGGCTATCAAGATTAATGAGTTAAGAGATAATTCAGTTAAAGCCGCTGAAGAAACTAAAAATAAACAATTACAGTACGCTGAAGAGTGGAAGGCTCAAAAAGAAATTATTAACGGAAAACTTACAGAAGAAGAACGTAAGACTTACGAGGAAATGAAAAAAGCGGCAGTTGAAGGTTACGGAAAATCAGTAGAAGAAGCCGAAAGGTTGAGAATACAAGGACTTTCACGTTTAAGAAATGAGTACAGTCATTTAGACAACTCGCTTGATTGGAATACTGGTAAAGTGAAATCGTGGGCAAGACAAGTAGCCGAGAAACTAGGTCTTATCAACAGTACGCCTTTAGAAAGTAAATCAGCAACTTACACAATACAAGCTTCTGTAGTTGGAATGGGAGCAGTAAGTCAATTATTCAGTTCTCACTACAACGGATTGGATTATGTCCCTTATGATGGATATCGTGCAAGGTTGCACCGTGGAGAGCGTGTTTTAACAGCGGAAGAAAACAAAGAGTATTCAAGCGGTGGAAAAGGCGGAAATATTAATGTAAATATTGATAAAGTCTACAACAACACACCAAACGACGCTAGAAAGATAGCCCAACAATTAGGGTATGAAATTAAGAAACAAAGATTAGGAGGTGGTTTAGCGTGATAACTTTTAAAAATAAAAAAAGTGATAGTTTAGGGATTGTGTTCAGCGAGCAACCAACCATCCCAACTGGTAAGGAACGTACACAATTTCTTACCGTGGTTGGTAGGGACGGCAAGCTAACTGTAGAAGATGATAGTTTAGAGCCTATTCAAATAACATTAGAAGGTCATGCTGAATGCACTAGAGATGAATTAATCAATTATTTCAGAGGAGAAGGCAACCTAATATTTGATGTATTACCCGACCGCTATTATGAGGCTAGAAACGTTGAGGGGGTTAACATCACTTACCCCCTAGGTGATGGAAGATTATTAAAATTTTTAGTAGCGTTAGAGTTAGAGCCTTATTCAAGACCATTAGAAAATCCGTTAGTAACGTTAGAAAAAATTTCTCTAATAGAAAACAATACTAATATGGTAGCTAAACCATATCTTAAAATCACAGGAAATGGAACAATAACGCTTAAACGAAATAGTGTGCAGTTTTTAGAAATTAAAAATGTAGTAGATTATGTTGAAATAAACGGAGAAATGGATTTCATCTCAAAAGGCACGGTATCTATGGAAAGAAACGCCATAGGTGAGGTTTTAACACTCAAAGAGGGACAGAACCACTTAGAGGTAATAGGAGATGTTACCAAAGTAGAAATTAGATATAACTGGAGGTATCGCTAATGGTTAACATATATGAATACAACGAAACAGATTTTAACCATAGAGGAACGCCTCTAAAGAATTTTTTAAAATGTGAAATAACTGAAGCATTAAACGGGGTATATGAATTAAATTTTGAGTACCCACTAGAAAGCGACGATAGTCACTTGTTAGAAAACGGAAAGATTTTAAAAGTTGATAACTATGACGGAAAACAACTATTCAGAATTATTCAACTACAAAAAGAACTGGATATAATCAAAGGTTACGCCTTGCATATCACATACGACTTGTTAGGCAATTTCATTGAAGATATATTCATTCAAGGAATGAACGGTGCTAGAGCGTTACACGAGGTGCTAACAAGGTCAACAGACCCGCACAATTTCATTGGCACAAGTGATATTCAATACTTGCGCAATTCAAGATTAGTGCGTAAGAATACGTTAGAGGCAATAATGGGAGATAAAGATAACAGCTTGCTATCACGTTGGGGTGGTGAGTTGTACCGAGATAATTTCCGTATTAATTGGTTAAATAAAATTGGTAATGACAAAGGTGTAAGTATAAAATACGCCAAAAATCTTACTGGCTTTGAGTACAAGGTTGATTTAAGCGGATTGGTAACACATTTCATACCAAAAGGCTTTGATGGTTTGTTATTGCCTGAAAAGTATGTTATATCCCCTTTAGCTGATAAATACAAGCCTATTGTTAAACGCAAAGTATTAGAACTAGAAGATGTTATCAGCAAGAAAGTTAGCCCAACACAAGAAAATGCTGTTGACCATGAACAAGCATTGGCGTTACTTAAAGAAAAGGCAAATAAAGCCTTTGAAAATGGTGCTGACAAACCTGAAATAACTTGCACAGTTAGTTTTGTAGATTTATCGCAAACAAAAGAGTATAAACGTTTTAAAACGCTTGAAAAGGTCTATTTAGGTGATACTGTAGAGGTATCTTATAAAGGTATTAAAGTTAAAACTAGATGTGTAGGCTATAGTTACGACTGTTTGCAAGACCGTTATTTAAATTTGCAGTTAGGCAATACTCCCGAACCGAACTTATTAGCTAACGCTATTAATCAACAAAAAGCATTAATTGAACGTGTAGAACAAATAGAACGTGGCAATGTTGAAAAAGCAAAAGAAGCGATTAAAGCAAGTTTGAATGAAGGATTAGGGAGTAACATTAAATACTATAAAGACCGTATTTTGATAATGGATACGGATAGCGAAGAAACAGCTAGAGTAGTATGGAAATTCAATTCAAATGGTTTAAGCGTTAGCACTAGCGGAGTAAATGGCGAATTTAAAATGGCAACTACAAAAGATGGTATGTTTTTCGCTGAGATAATTACAGGTTTAAAAATCAATTCAGAAATGATTGAAACTGGTGCTATTGATTTTAAACACTTATCTTCAACTGTATTTAGTAAAGTCAGAGAGGGACTTATCACAAAAGAAGGCTTAAGTGAATTTTTAGTCACAAACGAAGGCTTAAGGCAAAAGATGAATCAGATTATTTCTGAAGAGTTTGAAGCTAAAAAACCTGAACTTAAAGGCGATAGTAGTTACATTCACAAGAAATATTCCAACAATGCTAACGGAACACCTATGACAGACGACGTTAATTCCAAGTACATGGGACTATACACAGGTTCAGCTAAAACACCGCCAGTAAACGCAAGCGACTATAATTGGATTAAGATTAAGTTTGAAGAACGTTTAGTCAAGGGGTACGCTAATAGCAAGACTGGACTTGATTTCACAACAGTTGAACCTTTTGAGGAAAGTACATTGGTAGCAAAGAATAGACCAAGGGTACAAATCACTAACAACAACGATATATCGGATATTTGGCAAGCAAATGATGAAATATTCTTGAAGCCTGATAGATATTATTATATAAGCATTAGAGCCAAAGGGAATACTAATGAATTACACGCTTATATTAAGGACTACAACAATAATAGTTTAATTTTGGAAAATCTAACATTCGGAAACGAATTGCAAATTAAATCTACGACATTTGTCACGCCTAAAAATATGAGTGACAATAACGTATGGTTAAAATTTGCCATGCAACCTGAGGACGCCAACTGGGAAGGTGTAGAGGTTGACTGGTGGACTATTCAAGAGTACGGCGGACACGACAATTTCCGAGATTTCCCGTTAAATACACCAGCACAATATCACAAATTCAGATATTTTGGATATGCAAATATAACGGACGGCAAACCTACCGCTGATAAGTTTGAGTGGTTTGACTTGCAACAAAAATCAATGCAAACTGACAAGTATACACATCTAGTCTACTCAGATAATCCTGACGGTACAGACTTTGGAAAAGAACCTAAAAAATACATGGGGATTGCAAGGACTACATCTCCAGTTACACCAACAAACAAAGAGGAGTTTAAATGGTTTAAAATCACTGGAGAGGACGGTAAGAATGGAGAGGACGGACACTCATTAAATGCTTACTTAAGGCTTGAGGGAAGTTATTTAAACAGCAATATCGCTAATTTTGGTGCTTACGTGAAAGTAATGTACGACGGCGTACAGATAAGTAATTTTGATATATCTCACTCTTACAGAGGAGCTAGCTTCCCTGAAACGTCAAATCAAGCTAGTGCGGTCTATTCTAACGGCTTAATTACTAATATGGTACTAAATGCTAACAAAACAGACGGAACGCCGTTATACGTGGATATAACGGTCAAATACAAAGGTTTAACATCAGTTGCTAGTGCGAGGTTGGATAATACGGTCGATGTGGAATTGGTTAACAGCACTATTAAGAAATTTAAGACCTTTGAAAGTACGCTTGATACGTTTGAAAGTACACTTAAAAAGAACGAAAAAGATAAGTTTAAAATGGCGTATAACGTTGAAAATCTTTGTTCAGAAACTAATTTGGAGAAGAAAGGTAATGACCTTTATTTTCAAACAAAAAAACCTTTAGAAGCTAATAAAACATATTACATCTTAGCGTGGGTAAGAAACGCTCCCGATAATTTCCAAAAAACAGCGATATACAACACGGCAAACCATCAAATTTTAGTTAATGGATTGAATGTATGGGAAACGACTTATAAGGAAAAACAAACACAAGTTAATTTCTATCCTTTAGGTAATACTGAAGTTAAAGTTAGCAATGTTCGAATTTACGAGAAAACAGAAACACCGTTCCCAACTGAAAACGTATTAGCATCTTTTGAAAATAACGATATTTCTTATTTCAATTTGAGGTTTAAACGAAAAATTAAGCCTAATGAAATTTTAAAACTTACATTCAATGTTAAAGGTAAGCCTACAATGAATTACAGTTACTATTGTGAAAATGCCGTTCTTTCTGTAAGACCATTAGTTGAAGGCAAAAATACTTGTATATTCAGCGTTAAAGAAGAAACTGATTTAATACAATTCTCTTATCGTGGAAATGGTATAAGCGGGCAAAAAAGCGATTTTAAATGCGAAAAGATAGAGTTTGATAGAGGTTATAAAACAGAATACAACATAACTGAAGTAGAAAACTCGTTTAAACAAATTGATGATAAGATGAGTTTGACCGTCAAAAAGAATGATGTTATTTCATCTATCAACCTTACTCCTGAGGCTGTCAAAATTGATAGTAAACGCGTTGATGTAACTGGTTTGCTTACGGCTTACACAGGTGCAATAGGAGGCTTCTTAATCGGTAAAAACCCTAACGACAAAGAAAACTGGTGGCTGACTGGTCAGAATCAATTTAGGGTAGGAATGTCAAATGGTGGCGGACAATGGAAACAAACAGCCTTGTGGGTTAACTGGGGGTATGAGTGGGGCAAACCTAGTGATGAAGCGTGGTTTGTAAAAGAAAACGGAGAAATGTATTGCTACAATCAAGCAACATTTTCAGGCGGATTGCACACTTACAACGAAAGAATAGATGTTCACGGTCAAGACGTTCAAGGAGACGCTTCGGGTAGCAGTAAAACCACTGTTATCTGGTGGAGTCAGATTTCCAGATTAAGAAGCGCCATTTCTGACAAGCGATTAAAAGAGAATATCCAACCAACAAAAGTCAATGCACTAGACACGCTTAACAAAATTGAAATGGTTGAGTTTAATTGGAAAAAAGACGGCAAATTTGAAAAGTTGGGAGCAATAGCTCAACAAGTTAAAAGTGTTGAAGATAGTCTTGTGGTTAATGATATGGACGACAAACAAACGTTCAACGACCATTTAAGGATTAATTACTACGACACTATCCCTTATCTTATTAAGGCGGTTCAAGAGTTAAGCGATCAAGTAAACACATTGACTAAAAGAGTAGAAGAATTAGAAAGGAGTTCAAAAAATGGCATTTAAAGTATATTTCAAACGTGATTTAAACGGAGAAATGTTGGTGGTAATCAATGATAATAATGGCACTAATATTCAGCGCATACTCAAAGGAGATCACAGCAACACTGATGATGAAACATTAGTTAAGTTAGTGTTGGAGCAATTCTATCAAGAGGTTTACCCCAACCGTGCAGAGAATGAGAGGTTTGCTAAGTTAGATAAGATAACTAAAGAGCAGATCGAACTAAATATTTTCCTGCGCAAAGCATTAGGAGAAAGTGCAATGAAAGAGTTTGAATATGATGAACTATTCAAAGATATTAGTTGCAAATTTGAATTTTTAGCCAATCACTTAAAAGTAGAATTACCAACTACAAACGAAAAAGAGGAGGAGAATGGCAATGAACAAACTGAGGGAGGTAGCAAATAACATACGATTAACAAGTGCAATTATATTAGCACTTTTGAAAGGAGGTGGCAACATGATGATTAAGATTTTAGTAGCAAACATTCTTGATGGATTAATGACGTTAGACCAAATCAAGAACAAAAAGTTAAGAAAATTAGTCGAAGCTGAACTAAGAAAAATGGGCTTAACAGACGTTATTGATGAAAATCAAGGGGCTTAATTGCTCCCTTTTAAAATTTAAAGGAAGTGAGGACAATGATTGTGTTTGAAATAAGCCATTTCATTTCAATAGTTGCGATCGGCCTTACTGCTCTAATTGCGTTGTGGAATATTCATATCAAAAGTAATGAGCAGGCAGGTAAATTAAAAGAAATGGAAATCAGGATAAAGAACAACGAGGATAAAATAAAAGAATCCAAGATTAGCATAAATAAATTGGAAGAACGTGACGATTTAGTAGTTGAAGTAAGAACAGAGCTAAAGCACGTGTCAAAGCGACTTGATGAAATAACTAAGAAATTAGGAGGGGATAAATAATGATTAATTGGAATGTAAGGTTAAGAAATAAAGGTTTTGTGTTAGCACTTGTGAGCGCGTTAATAGTAGCCGTTCAAATGGTATTTAAAATGTTTGGATTACACTTAAATTTAAATGGATTTTCAGCGAATGTAGTAGATGTAATTAACTCTATTTTCGTTGTGTTAACTATATTAGGAGTAGTTACAGACCCTACTACACAAGGGATTTCTGATAGCGAACGAGCGTTGACTTACGATAAGCCAAAAGATGACAACGACCAACGTTATCCAGGAGACAAATAAAGATTAAAAACTCATAAAGACGTTATTCAAAGGTTGAGGTGGATTATTACTTCAACCTTATTTTTTGAAAGGAGAAGAAAAATGGCAACACAACTAGAAATGGTTAACTGGGCTAAGGCTCAAGAAAATAAATGGATTGATGTTGATGGTGCTTATGGTGCTCAATGCGTTGATTTAGCGATGAAATATTGTCAAGTGTTCGGAGGAATGACTCCGCATGGTAACGCTATTGACTACTTATCAAACGCTATTCCAAGTGGTTGGAAGAGATTTAAAAAAGGAGAAGGACAAATACAACCTGGAGACCTCCCTATTTGGAAATGGGGTAGTTGGGATATATACGGACATATTGGTATTGCAACATCAGTTAACGGACGATATATCACTTCTGTAGAGCAAAATGTAGATGGAGCTGCAGTCGGTGTAGGTGGATACGCTCGTATTCGTACACGTGATGATAGCTGTTTAGTTGGATTTATCCGCCCTAAATATGAAGAACGTGGTTGGGTTAAGAATGATACTGGCTGGTGGTACGACCTAGGAGATGGCGACTACTACAAAGATTGTTGGAAGTTAATCAATGGTTCATGGTTTAGATTTAATCAAAATGGTTACGCTCTTGAAAACCAATGGTATCATGATGAAGCTAATAACCGCTGGTATTGGTTGGCAGAAGGTGGATACATGGCTTCTAAAGCATGGAAATTCATCAATGGTAAATGGTATTATTTCCGTGAGGACGGCGTTATGAAAACTGGCTGGGTTGAATATCAAGGTAGATGGTATTACTTAAATCACGATAATGGAGATATGGTATCAGAGGAATACCGAAAAATCGGTGATTATTGGTATTTATTCAACAAGGATGGAGAAATGCAAACCAATAAGAAGATGGAAATAAAAGAAGATGGAACTATCAATATGATAGATTAAAATAACTTAATAAAGATGCTATTACACCCCCTTTAATTAGGGGGTTTATTTTTTATTGACAAAAAAACTGAATAAGTGTAGAATGAATTTAAGTGAGTATATCACTTAAATTTAATTTTTTTTAATTTTTTTCACAACCCCCCCGTCTCCCTACGGGGGGGATTTATTTTTTATTGACAAAAGCTGTAAGCGGTTGTAGAATAAAGATATAAAGGAGGAGATAAATATGAAAAATCACATATTTAAGAAAAAATTAAAAAGGGCGGTAATTAAGTCACCCCAACGTTTGTATAGGTTGGAAAACGGAGAATTCCACTATATAGCGACGTTTGAAACGTTGGACGAAGAATTGTTCGTTGTGGTGTATGAATTAACAAGAAATCAAGTAATAGCAAATTTTAAACCAAAAATCTTTGACGATATTTCAAACAATGTAATTGAAATTTACGATTATTGGGAGAACGATTTAGAAAATCTTGACGAATTAAACGAAAGACTTACAAAAGAAGTTATTAATTATATAGCGTAAAGTATTAACCTCACTAGATTTAGTGAGGTTTTTTATTTTTTTAAAAAAAGTTAAAAAAACTTCCAAAAAAGGCTTGACTTTATACACAATATTGTGTATAATTAAAGTACAAAGTAAGAAAGGAAGTAACAAGCATTGAAAAAACAACACATCTTCAAAACAGCACACAAAATAGCAAAAGGAATTGTTAAAGAAGTAGGAAATTATCAAATCGCATTAAGTTTAGCGTTAAAAGAAGTGTACAGACAAATAAAATTATACGACAAAAAACGTTTCGGAAATGAAGCAGTTGAAAGTGCAATTTACAGATTAGGAACAGCACAAGAAGTTAAAGATTTTGATAAAGAAAGCGAAAAATACGTTTACGGGATTGCTAAATGGTTCTACAACAAAGAATTCACAAACGCACAAGCACAAATGCTTATCTATTTAGAAGATGAAAAAATAGTTAAAGAAACAGAAAAAGCTTACAAAATAGCATTCTTTACAGAATATGGGTTATTTGAAAAATGGATACCAAAAAGCGTATTTAACAAACAATACGCAAACGTAACAGTAGCATAGGAGGAAATGAGAAAATGGAAAAAAATAACGCATTATATAATATGATTAAAAACGGCAACGCATTTACAGAAAAGGAAAGAGAATTTTTATTAAAAAATGAAAATGTAAAAAAATTCTATAAATTTGTAGAAGTAAAAGCAAGCGATATATTTCAATATACAGATTTAAGTTTTGAAGCTCTTGAAATTTTAATAAAGAACAACTTAGAGGGCGACGCTTTAGCAACAATGCACGATTATACAGAATATATCAGGCAACAATTTGAAAAATTCTGCATAGCAATAGCAATGGGGGAAATTTAAATGATTGAAGCAATAGAAAAATTACTAAAATCTGATTTAACGAGTTATAAAATTGGTAAAGATACTGGAATTTCAGTTCAACAAATAGACCGTTACAGAAAATCAATGAAAATCGGCAACATAACATTAGCTAACGCTTTAAAATTATATAATTATTATCAAAAAATAAATAAAAAAACTTTATAAAAAGGCTTGACAATATACACAATATTGTGTATAATATAATTGTAAAGGATAAGACTTTACAAAGTCGGCAAAAGAAAAAAGCCCTAACAAAAGTTAGGACTTAGTAACAAGCTAAGTACTATCTTAGCAGAAAATAAGCAAAAAGTCAAGATAGGAGAATAACAAATGATAACATTAAAATTTAACTACAACGGAAAAACAAGAGAATTTAAAGAGGAAAAATATTCAACAATTTACTATCAAATAGGAGAACTTTTAAACGCAGGAGAACCAACGTTTGAAGAAGATATGTACATTCAACAAATGGAAGAATTTGATAGGGAAAAATATTTAAACTTAACAGATGAAGATTTTGAAAAATCTATTGAATACTGGGAAGATTTAAAAGAAAAAATAACAGAAGAAACTTATAGAGATTTTATAACAACAGTATTAGAGGGAAGCAGAGTATTTCAATATGATATAATCGCTGATTAAAAAAATAAATAAGCCGACTTAAAAAGAGGGTATAAAAGCCCTCTTTTATTTTTGTTTAAACTATGCTAAAATTTCTTATGAGGTGATACAAAATGAAAAAACATTATTTATCTCATTTCGGCAATATCAAAATGAAAGATTTCTTATTAAGAAATGGCGATATTAAAGAAGATAATAACGGGATATATGTTACAGATTTAATAGAACAACAAGAACTACAAGAACAGTTTGACGCTTTGGAATATTTTAAAACAATAGAAAATTTTGTAAATGCTTTTGAATTGGAATATTTAATAACACAAAGGGGTTGTGAATATTATGCAAGAGTTGTTGAAGATGATAATAATAGAATGTTTTCGTTGATATATCAAGGTAACAATGGTAATATCAATGACGTTGTAGAGATAAGAAGCGGAGATATATTTGAATAGCACTCTTACACATCCGTAGAATTGAAAAATAAATAAAAAAAGTAGTAACTCCTGTACATTTATTAAGGCAGGAGAGGATATACAACCTATTCAAGAAATACAAAAAATAGACCAACA